CTGAGGTTTTGCTGAAGTCTGTTCTGCGTGCTGGTAACGCCAACAACGACATCAACCCGATCAAATCTATCGGTTTGCTGGACGAGGGCGCTGCTGTTCTGTCACGTTTGACCAACCCAACCGCATGGTGGGTTCAGACTGATGCCCCAGAAGGCATGAAACTCTTGATGCGTCGTAAGCTTGAGAAAACCATGGAAGGTGACTTTGAAACCGACTCCATGCGTTACAAGGCTACCGAGCGTTACCAAGTTGGTTTCACCGACTGGCGTGCAATGTACGGTACTCCCGGCGTTTAAAGAAAGTGGGGGAGGCTAGTCCTCCCCTCTTCAACAGGAGAAAAGAATGGCACAAACCTATTTTGGTTCAACCCTGCGTGCGGGGTCGGGTACATTGACTGATACCACCGATGGTGGATTTGTCGTACTCACACAAACCACTACTGTGACTACTGTAGCTGCTGGCACCGCCGTTAGCTCCACAATCACATTACCAGCAAACTCACAAATTATTAACTTTTTAGTTGATATGGTGACCGTTCCTAGCTTTGGTACTGCTACACAAGTTCCAGTAACCATTGGAACCGTTGCTGCTGGTACTCAGTATTTGTCGGCTACTGACGCCAGCGCTGCTGGTCGTACTGTGTTGACCTTTACTGCTGCCCAACTGACCGCAATGTCAGATATTGGCGCAAACCAAAGCGTTGTATTTACTGCTGATCCTAACGGAACCGTAGCTACTCAAGGCGTATTTCGCCTGACAGTTGTTTACGCCCAGAAAGTTTAAGGAGTAAAACATGGCCGAGTTCAAACCA